TAAAAGCCTTAGAATCGTCTTAAAATGCGAAATAAGGCTATTGTGGTTACTCTTCATACTCTCCGTCTTCGTTAATATCCAATAATTCCCCTTTATCATGGTTATAAAGAGGGATTTCATCACTTTCTCCTGCCTTGTAAGCAGGTACTACCATTCCTGGCTCTGTTTGCGTATCAAAGTTGATTATCTCACCTTCAGGTAACGCTTTGTGCTCATCTCCGTCTATTTGCTTCATAATATCTTCAATTTGATTCGGTTTAACTACGTTGACTGTAATTTGCTTAACGACATCTCCTTCATGAGCAACCTCAGTCTTTTCGATATATCCTCTTCTCTTGCCTCTAGTCTTCAACAAGAACATGGTCGCTAAGGTGTCACCCCTAGCAATCCTTTCCATTAGCTTTTGTTCACCAAAGTCAAGCATTATCTCCTCAGGCTCGATTTCAGCCAACCTCTTAGCAAAGTCAGGATCATCCTTCAACCAAGTCTTATACTGCGTTCTACCGACTCCAGAAGCCTCACAAGATATGGTGATATTGCCGAAGTTCTCCTTATAAGCTATGATAAAAGCTTCTTTAGCTATTTCCTTGAATTGTGCGTTCATATTATACCTTTTGGTGTGTCAAATGTTTAAAAATGTTAAAATCTTTGTTTTATATCAGAATATTAGGGGGCACAAGGGGTCGATAGGGTAGGGGACACGAAAAAAGTGGCTAGGGGGTCGAGTGGGGGAGTGGTCTCCCCTATCACTTAACATAATATTAATTATACGCTGTCTGTCTCCCCTATTCATGTGCTTATTTATTGGTTGTTTAGTGTGCTAAGTTAAGCGTAAATATTTAATGATTGGAAAGGGACTCAAAGGCAAAAAGTAAAAACACTAGCCATTATTGTATTAATATATAAACCACTAATTTAATTGTAAAGTACTTGTATTATTAATATAATATTAAATTATTAATATAACAATTGATACTTATATACTTATACTCTTATACTTAACAGATCAATCAGGTTAAAAATAAATAAAAAATATTTTAATTTATTTGCAAATGTTTCAATTTGTTTCCATATCTTTACTATGTCAATAATGACAAACAAAACAAAAAACACTTTTTTTTATGATTAATCCATTTGATTTAATGGCTGAAAAAATAGCCAAAGCCCAATTAGAATACGAAATGCAAAAAGTTGAAAGTACCTCAAAAGAGATTACCGAAATGCTTTTTAGTTTTGATTTTATTACTGATGCATTTATGGACAAAGAATTCTTAAGCGAATTAGTTACAATCAAAATCACTCAAATTATTAGTAAAAATTTAATTAATTAAATCATGCAAACCTTATCAAACATTTTAATGGTATCTCAATTCATTTTATTCGTTATTGTCTTGTCAAATATGGCTAGATTAATGATGGAATATTTAACCTCAAAAATTAAATAAAATGGTAAACATCTTAGACTTTGCTTTGTACCTTATTATTGGTACTTTATTAATCACACTAGCCAAAACAATATGGCAAGAATTAACAAACAAATAAAACTTAACAAAATGACACTACAAGACATTAACAGATCACAAGATGTTCAAAGATTCTTTGAGCATATCGTCTATGATTTAGGCATCAATTTTCATGTTGACACGCCTTTCTCTGACTATGTATATAACTACAACGATAAGCCTTGCTTTACTAAAAAAGAGGCTTTAAGATTGCAAATAATGATGGAAAAATCCTATCAGGTTTGTGACTCTGAAAATGTAGATATTTACGAAATAGCTTTAAACACATTACAATCATTTATAAAATTATAACACAATGAAAAAAGTATTTAACAATTCAGAACTTGCTCACAAATTCGCTGAACAAACACAATACGAGGGTAGAAACTCAAATGGGTCATTCTTTTTTGATACGTTTACCATTTATAGTTATGGGCGTCACTTTCCTATTGCTAAAATAGTAACAAACAAAAGAGGCGTTGAAGCTCTTTTATTTACTTTCAGGACGTATTCAAACACTACGAGCAAACAAATCAGTATAACCAAATCAGCTACAAGACAATACAAAAGAATTTATTGTTATAATCCTGAAATGTCACACTCTGACAACTTTAAAGCGTGGTTGAATTTAGCTGAAATACAAGCAGAGAAGCTACAAAAAGCAAAAAAGCCTGAAATTTACATCAATGAATTGGGTTACTTATCCAATCAAGTTACTGAATACGCTGAATTTTACGATATTGAAATACCTGATATTTTAAAGATGGTTTTATCTATAAAGGATAAAAAAGAGAATTTAGAATATATGGCAAAAAAAGCTGAAATAATAAAAGCTAATCAGGCTAAAAAACGAAAAGAGGATAAAAGAGAATTTAAAGAACAGATCACAAAATGGTTTAATTGTGAAACTCAAAGGGTTTACGCTAAATATAAATTTGATTTTTTAAGAGTTAACAATGATAGGGTTGAAACTACTCAAGCTGTTCAAATACCCATTGAAATTGCTAAAAGATTACACAATAAGATAAAAACAAACAATTTAAAGGTTGGCGAACAGATCCTGAATTATAAAGTTGATCAAGTCGATAACGTTATAAAAATAGGTTGTCACGCCTTTACACGCAAATATTTACTACATTTTGGTAGTAAATTGGCATAGGTTAACTGATGAGGCTTAAAATATAGCCGAAATAAAGCCCCTTTTAGGGGTTTTATATTAACCAAAACAAAACACAATGTTTACAAGAATTAACAATGACACAAACGGAAACCCTCGTTATGTAGTTCACTTTTTGCAATTAGCTGACACATACGCAAGAGCTCTTTTTTTAGCTCGTCAATTAGGAGGGCGTAAGTTTCATAACAAACAATTCGGAGGAGGTATAGCGTTTCAATCTTACAACACAGATCAATTAGCACAAAAAATAGCACAAATAAAAGAGGCTGAATATTTAGCAAAATAAGACGTTTTTAGCCACTTTCTTAGCGTTTGGTATGTCTATACTAATTTAAAAAGATAAGCGAAATTTAAGCCAATTAAGTGCCTTAAAAAGCCTTTTAGCTATGCTTTGCCCTACCATATTGGTAAAGCTAACTAATTGGTCTATTAAGTACACTAATATAGTGCCAAAAACCCTATGCAAAAACTCCCCAAAAAACCCACAAAAACCTCGCAAAAATCTAGTACGCAAAAATCCAGCAAAAATCTTTTATGATTTCTTTAACAAAAAACCTGCAAAAAACTTTGCAACATATCCAAAAACTTCTTAATTTTACAAAAAATATATAAACAAAACAAAAAACCTATGAAATTTGAATTTGTAGCCGAAACAGATCAATTACTAAATGACACGATCTATTTTACTAAACAAGATGGCGTATTCGTTAGTGGAAGCATCAGCACTAAAAAAGATATAGCTTATGCTATATTCCAAAAACTTTCCGAAGGATTGCCCCTTATAACAACAGAAATATTAGAAACAAAAACCCTACAAGAGTAAAAACAAAAAAAATGCTGAAACTAACCCTAGAACAAAAAAAGAAAGGTATCAAAGAAGAGTTTACCTACGTCAACAGTAACGGAAGAATGTCAAAACAATACACCTACAAAGGGATGTATATCACTTGGGATAATCAAATCCTACATGGCAAATGGTATTACTGGAGAGCTAGTTATTACGCCTCTTTAGATGCAGCGATTTCAGGAATAGATAGGCACATTAATCATTATAAAACCAAATAAAAAATGTTAGAAATCAAAGACCACAAAAGCCTTTTTAAATATGGCGACATGAAAAAAATCATGGAAATCACTGGTTATAGTCGTTATGTCATAGAAACTAGACTTAAGAACAATGACTACGAGATGACAGAGCTGATAAAAACCTTTTACGACAAAAAACTTGAACTACTTAAAAACCAAATATGGGAGCATCAGAAATAAGCTATTACGTTATGCCAGGACTAAAACAAACAGAAGTAAGATTTGACCAAGTTATTAAAACGGTATGT